AGCATCTGCGGCGAGTGTGATTGCAATGGCCGGTACGAGAGTCTGCATGAGTCCGGTGGCCATGCTGATGGTCCACAATCCGGCGACGGTTGCCATCGGGGATGCTGAGGAGATGCAGAAGGCCATAGATATGCTGAACGAGGTCAAGGAAAGCATCATGAATGCCTACGAGATCAAGACCGGCATGTCCCGGCACAAGATCTCACAGCTCATGGACGCGGAGACCTGGATGAACGCCAGGGAAGCCGTGAAGCTGGGCTTTGCGGATGAGATCCTGTTTGACAGGGATCAGGAAGAAGCAGCAGACAGCAACGATCCGGGCGTCGAGATGCTCTTCAGCCGCAAGGCCGTTACGGATTCCCTGCTGTCCAGGCTGATCCCGAAGGGCAGGAATAGGACTGGTCCTGAAGAGGAGTCTGCGGCAGAGCAGTATGTAGTTGAAACGAAGGAGGCCGGGATTCCGGTCGCACAGCTTGAGAAGAGACTGTCTCTTCTCTCACATTAAGGAGGATGAAAGCAATGAGCAAGATTATGGATCTGATGGAGAAGAGAGCGAAGGCATGGAACGCTGCAAAGGAGTTCCTGGACAGCCATTCTCAGGACGGCGGCAATGTTTCCGCGGAGGATGCTGCGGTTTATGACCGCATGGAGAAGGAGGTCACGGACCTCACGAAGGATATCGAGCGTCTGCAGAGGCAGGAGGCAATCGACCAGATGCTGAACCAGCCGACCAGCAAGCCGATCACGGACAGACCTGTCCAGACGAAGGGCGAGGAGAAGACCGGAAGAGCGACGGATGAGTACCGCAAGGCCTTCTGGGACAATATCCGCCATCCCGGAAATCCGGTTCTGAGAGATGTCCTTGAGGTCGGCACGGACGGCAATGGCGGCTACCTGGTGCCTACCGAGTTCGAGAGGACTCTTGTGCAGGCGCTGGATGAGAACAACGTCATGAGGACCATCGGCTGCAAGATCATTACGACCCAGAATGAGCGCAAGATCCCGGTCGCTGATGGTCATACCGTTGCGGCATGGACTGCAGAAAACGGTGCCTACAAGGAGAGCAACCCGACCTTTGCCCAGAAGAGCATCGACGCCTACAAGCTTACCGACCTGATCAAGGTCTCCGATGAGCTTCTGTCCGACAGCTTCTTCGACATCGAGGGTTACATTTCCGAGGAGTTCGGAAGAGCCTTCGGTGAGGCTGAGGAAGACGCTTTCATTAACGGCGCCATCCAGAACGGACAGACGGTGATCGACCGTCCGACCGGTCTGTTTTCCAAGGCAACTGCAGGCGGAGCTCCGCAGGGTGTCGCTGCAGCAAGTGCGACGGCTATCACAGCGGATGAACTGATCAGCCTGGTCTATTCCCTGAAAGCGCCTTATCGCAGCAAGGCGAAGTTCCTTATGAACGATGCGACAGTTGCGGCGATTCGCAAGCTGAAGGACAGCAACGGTGTCTACATGTGGCAGCCTTCTCTGACGGCAGGTCAGCCGGACAGACTGCTCGGCTATGAGCTGTACACCTCTCCGAAGGTTCCGGTCATGGCAGCGGGAGCAAGAGCGGTCGCCTTTGGCGATTTCTCCTGCTACTGGATCGCGGACCGCGCGGGACGCACGATGAAGCGCCTGAATGAGCTGTACGCGACCAACGGCCAGGTCGGCTTCACCTGTACGGAACGTGTCGACGGCAAGCTGATCCTGTCCGAGGGCATCAAGATCCTCGACATGAAGGCAGGATCCTGATCAAGATGGGAAACAAGGCTCCGGTGAATGCCGGGGCCTTAAGTTTTGGAGGTGAGTATGGCTCTGGTAACACTTGAAGAGGCAAAAGCATATCTCAGGGTCGATACCGCGGATGAAGATTCCCTGATCCAGAGCCTGCTTGCATCCTCGGAGAAGCTGGCAATGGATGTGGCAAGGCTTCCTGAGGAGGAACTTCCAGAGCATGCGGAGCTGATGAAGACGGCGGTGCTGTTCACCCTGGGGTATCTGTATGAGCACCGGGAGGAAGCAAATCATCATGAGCTGGTGATGACGCTTCGAAATCTTCTCTTCTCCATCCGGGAAGGCCGGTGATCACATGAACATCGCAAAGCTCCACAAGAGGATTCTGTTTCAGGTCAATGCAGTCACGACGGACAGATACGGCAACCACACGAGTGGTTGGAAGGATTACTTTTCCGCATGGGCCACGATCGGAACGGACAGCTACGGATCCGAGGACAAGGGCGTGGTCATCAATCCGGAGGAGACACTGAATTTCACGACAAGATGGTGTACGGAGCTGGCCGCAGTGGAATCCACAAAGTACAGGATCCTCTGCGAGGGGAAGACCTATAACATTATTTTCGTGAATCCGATGGGCTATAAGCATAAGTCGCTGAAGTTCACCGGGAAGCTCTACAGGGAGAAGTCATGAGCGACAGGGTAACGATTGACGGAATGACAGACGCCATCATGGGCGAGCTGGAAAAGTACCGGGACATGGCTGCGGAGGATCTGAAGGAAGCGGTCAAGGAGACCGGAAACGATGTGAAGAAGGATATCTCTGCCAACGCGCCGGTCAGGACCGGAAAGTATAAGAAGTCCTGGGCAGTGAAAAAGACGGCCGAGACTGCGGAGTCCATAGAGCTGGTGGTCCATTCCAAAAACCGGTATCAGATTGCGCATCTTCTGGAAAACGGGCATGCCAAGAGGGGCGGCGGGAGAGTTGCCGCTATTCCGCATATCAAGCCTGCGGAGCAGAGGGGTGAAGCGGAGCTTGTAGAGAAGATCAAGCGGAAGCTGGAGGGAGGCGGCTGATGTGACATTTGAAGAGACGATGGCGATGCTGCAGGAAGCTGACCTGCCGCTTGCCTACGATCATTTTGCTGAGGGCGAATCTCCGGATCCGCCTTTTTTGGTGTTTCTTTTTCCGGAATCGGAGAACGTCTTTGCGGATGATACGGTCTACCAGAAGGTCGAGGACCTGAACGTGGAGCTGTATACGGACAGGAAGGACCCGAAGCTGGAGAAGAAGCTGGAAACGATATTGACGGAGCAGCAGTGTCCGTATGTGAAGACGGAGGTCTGGATCCCGGACGAGCGGATGTACGAGGTGCTCTATCAGACGCAGATCATAAAGGAGGATTGAGATGGCTGCAGTAAAAAACAAGGTGAAGTTCGGTCTGAGGAACTGCCATTACGCGCTTGCGACGATGGACGATTCCCAGAACGTGACTTTCAGTACGCCGGTGCCGATTCCCGGTGCGGTGTCCCTCTCGCTGAGCGCAGAGGGCGACAATGATCCGTTCTATGCGGATGATTCGGTTTATTTCCTGGTGGCGACCAATACCGGCTATTCCGGTGACCTGGAGGTTGCCATGATCCCGGAGAGCTTCCTGAAGGATGTCCTTAAGGAGACGGAGGACGCGAACGGAGTCATCGTGGAGAACAAGGATGCGGAGCCGGCGCATTTTGCCCTGCTCTTCGAGTTCACGGGTGATAAGAAGCAGATCCGCCACTGCATGTACTATTGCAGTGCAACAAGACCTGCCATGGAGGGCGATACCAAGGAAGACAAGACGAATGTGAAGACCGAGAAGATCTCGATCACGGCGACACCGCTGCCCAATGGCATCGTGAAGTCCAAGACCGGGTCCAATACCTCGGATGCCGTCTACAACGACTGGTACAAGGAGGTCTACATGCCTTCTACGACGCCGGCATCTACGGAGACAGAGACAGGCGCATAAGAATAAGGGCTGTGGTGGCTGAAAGTATCAGCTGCTGCAGCCGGTTTTTCGGAAATGGCAGATGAGACTGCCTGAAGGAGACAGTATGGCGGTTACAAAAGAGATTGAGATTGACGGGATCCCGGTGAAGTTCAAGGCATCGGCGGCAATCCCGAGATTATACAGAAACAAGTTCGGCAGGGATATCTACAGAGATCTGGCCAAGCTCCAGAAGGCAATTGAGGAGAACGATGCGGAGAATTCCTCTCTGGATAACTTCTCCCTGGATGTGTTCGAGAGTCTGGCCTGGCTTTCTGCCTGGCACGCGGATCCGCAGCATGTGCCGGACAATCCGGACGAATGGCTGGATCAGTTCAACACGTTCTCTATCTACGAGATCCTTCCGCAGATCATCGAGCTCTGGGGCATGAACGTGGAACAGCAGGTGGAAGCTAAAAAAAACTTCCCGCCACAGACCGGGAAATGACGACGCCTCTTTTTCTATTGAGGTGCGTGCAGCTGGGAATCAGCCTGCGGGATCTGGATCTTCTGACCATCGGGACGGTCAATGATATGTATGCGGAAATGAGCAATGACGACTACGACGGGTACTGCGAGATTGCGACCGAGGCTCAGATGGATGCTTTCTGATGGCGTCTAGGCGTTGCGGAAATATTTTTTGAAGGAAGGAGGCCGGCATGGCGGACAGAATAAAGGGCATTACTGTCGAGATCAATGGTGATACCACCGGTCTCTCGAAGGCTCTTTCGGGAGTCAACAAGGAAATCAGAAATACCCAGGCACAGCTCAAGGACGTGAACAAGCTTCTGAAGCTGGATCCGGGAAATACGGACCTGATCGCACAGAAGCATAAGCTCCTGCAGCAGGCGGTCGAGGAGACGAAAAAGAAACTGCAGTCTCTGAAGGAGGCTCAGAAGCAGGCGGATGAAGCCCTGAAGAACGGGACTATTTCCCAGGAGCAGTATGACGGCCTGCAGAGGGAAATCGCGGAGACTACTCAGAAGCTGAAGGACCTGGAAGCCCAGGCGGAACAGTCCGCAACGGCATTGCAGAGGATCGCGGCAGCCGGAGGCAAACTCAAGGACATCGGCGGCAAGGTCTCCGGAATTGGAAAGGACCTGACGACCTATGTGACGGTCCCTCTGGCGGCAGCCGGTGCTGCGGGGGTGAAATCCTTTGCGGATGTCGACAAGACAATGGCGCTTGCCAACAAGACCATGGGAAACACGGCGGAGCAGGCGAATACACTGAACGCCGCCATGAAGGATGCGGCTGCCAATTCCACCTACGGGATGAGCGATGCCGCAAACGCCACACTGAACTTCGCAAGAGCGGGTCTTGATGCAGAACAATCGGCAGCGGCCTTGGCCCCTGCCATGAACCTGGCCGCCGGCGAAGGCGGTGACCTGGATACGGTTTCCGCAGGACTTGTGGCGACGATCAACGGTTTTCACGGGTCCTTTGAAGAGGCCGGGACCTATGCGGACGTCTTTGCCTCTGCCTGCAACAACTCTGCTCTCGATGTGAACAGCCTGTCGTCCGCCATGTCTGTGGCGGCACCAATCTTTTCGTCAGCTGGCTATAAAGTCAATGACGCAGCCCTCTACATGGGTGTCATGGCCAACAATGGTATTGAAGCCGACAAGGCAGCGAACTCTCTGAAGACCGGTATCGCTAGACTGGTGTCTCCGGCCAAGGACGGGGCGGAGATGATGGAGCAGCTGGGAATCTCCATCACGAACTCCGATGGATCCATGAAGGATTCTGTTACCGTGCAGAAGGAGCTGCACGATGCCTTTGCGAACCTGTCGGAATCCGAGCAGATCGCGGCGGCATCTGCCATCTTCGGGAAAAACCAGATGGCTCCATGGCTGGCCTTAATCAATACGGCGCCGGGCGATGTGAATGAGCTGAATGCTTCCCTTGCTGCCTGCGGTGGAACGACGCAGGACATGGCGGACACCATGATGAACGGCTTCGGCGGATCTATTGAGAAGCTGAAGTCCTCCATCGATGTGCTGGTGTATTCTCTTGGTCAGGCACTGGCTCCGACGATTCAGAGTGTGATCAATTTCCTGCAGGGATTGGTGGATAAGTTCAATGCTCTAAGCCCTGCCCAGCAGGATCTGATCGTGAAGATCGGACTCTTCGCGGCGGCAATCGGTCCGGTTCTTCTTATTGTGGGAAAGCTCATGTCAGCAGTCGGAACCATCATGACGGTCGTTCCAAAGCTGGCGGGCGTGATCAGCACGGTAAAGGGGGCCTTTGCCGCCTTGAACGCGGTCATGCTGGCGAATCCGATCATGATCGTCATTGCCGCAATTGCCGGACTCGTGGCAGCATTCATTTATCTCTGGAATACGAACGAGGAATTCCGACAGTTCTGGATTAATCTCTGGGAGAGCATCAAGCAGGCGGCAGTCACGGCCTGGAACGCGATCGGAGGATTCCTGAAGGGCGCCTGGGAAGGGATAAGGAATATCTGCCAGACCATCTTCAATGCCATCAAGGCCTTCTTTCAGACGATGTGGAACGGGATCAAAAATATCTTCTCCACAGCGGTCGGTGCGGTGAAGACAGTGGTCACCAATGCCTGGAATGCCATTAAGACGGTCACCTCGACCGTATGGAACGGCATCAAGTCTGTGGTGACAGGAGCAATTACTGCAATCAAGAACGGAATCTCAACAGGGCTTACCGCGGCGAAGAATACGGTTACAAATATCCTGAATGGAATCAAGAACGCCTTCTCTACGGTCTGGGAGGGGGCGAAGAATATCGTCTCTGGTGCTATTGAGAAAATCAAGGGCATGATGAACTTCCATTGGGAGCTGCCGAAGCTCAAGCTCCCGCATTTTTCCATCACAGGAAAGTTCAGTCTGGATCCGCCTTCCATTCCGAAAATCGGAGTGGAATGGTATCGGAAGGCTATGGGAGACGGTATGATTCTGGATTCGCCGACGATCTTCGGTGCTGCCGGCGGCAGACTTCTTGCCGGCGGTGAAGCAGGACCGGAGGCTGTGGTCGGAGTAGATTCATTGAGAACGATGATCCAGGAGGCAGTTGCCGGGCAGACGGCAGTGCTTGCCCAGGCAATTGGAGCGGCCGGCAGTGGAGACATTACCATCCCTGTGTATGTGGGCGGAACACTTCTGGATGAGATGGTCGTTACGGCACAGAACCGGCAGAATCTGAGATCGGGAGGAAGGTGAGAGAATGGCTTTTATACAGTATCTGACCTTTGACAACGTGGCGATTCCCCGGCCAGATTCCTATGAGGTGCAGCTTTCCGATGTGGAAGCAGATTCCGGCGGGGAGACCGAGGCCGGAACAACGCAGCGGGATATTGTGCGGACAGGGGTTGCGGAGATCCCTGTCTCCTTTTCCGTCAGCCCTTCATGGATGAAGAGGCTGACGGTCTATAAGAACAAGGCATCCATCTCGGTGAAGTATTATGATCCGGAGACAACAGCTGTGAAGACGGCGGAGATGTACATTGACGGGTTTAAGGCAAAGCTGGTGCAGGATACCAGCTATGGAGGCTTGTGGAACGTTTCTTTCACACTAAGAGAATTCTGATTGAGTGAATCGATCAAGACTGATATGATGGATAAAACAAATCAGTATTTTCAGGGTTGAAAAAGAAGGAGTACACAAACATGAAACCGGAAGTACGGAGATTAATAACCCTGGCGTGTGGATTCGGAGCGGCAATGCTTTTCATGGCTGTCGCTATCTATTTCGGTTATTCG